TTCCATATTGCCCGGCATACGGCGAAATTAAGGTTGATGACAATCCAGAATTTGAAGGGCAAATGAATTGGATTGATTATTTAGAATGCTACGAACCGCAAGACCACCTTGTTACCACAGGGTGTAACCGCACGGGTTGTATGTTCTGTATGTTTGGGTGTCACCTTGAAAAAGAACCGAACCGATTTCAACGCCTGAAGCAGACGCACCCAAGGCAGTATGAATACTGCATTTGTGGTGGTGAAATGGTTAATGGGAAATGGCAACCGAACAAGAAAGGGCTTGGCCTTGGTCATGTCCTTGACTACATAGGCGTGAAATACGATTAAAGCAAAGGGATGACTGCTGCAATTTGAAAAGGAGTGATGACATCCTTGATAGAAATGAAAGCCTTGTCCAGCCGGGAAGAATGGCTTGAAGTCCGTTCGCACTATATCGGCGGTTCTGACGCTTCAGCCGTTATCGGCCTGAACCCATACAAAACGAACTTGGAGCTGTGGCAGGAAAAGAATGGTCTTGTTCAGCCGGAAGATATCAGCGGCAAGCCCTATGTCCAGTATGGCACACAAGCTGAAATGCACTTGCGAGGGCTGTTCCGCTTGGATTTCCCCGAATATCAGGTTGAATACATAGAAAACAACTTGTGGCTGAATGACAAATATCCTTTCGCCCATGCTTCCCTTGATGGCTGGCTGACAGATCAGGACGGCAGAAAAGGCATCCTTGAAATCAAGACCACGAACATCCTTCAGAGTATGCAGAAGGAAAAATGGAATCACCGGATTCCGGACAATTACTACATTCAGGTTTTGCATTACCTGATGGTAACGGAATTTGAATTTGCTGTCTTGAAAGCACAGCTAAAGTTCGACTTTGGCGGTGAAATCTTGCTGCACACAAAGCATTACAAGATCGAGCGGTCGGAAGTGCAGGAAGATATTGATTATCTTGCGCGGAAAGAAGCGGAATTTTGGAAATGCGTTAAAAGCAACAAAAAACCGGCATTGCTTCTGCCGGAAATCTAAAAAGGAGCTAGGAAAAATGGAACTTAAAATCAACGAAGTGGCGCTCCCTGCGCCGATTACCTTCAACTATGAAGAGCTTCGGGCAGAGCTGCTTTCAAAGGTGTCTGTCTATGAAACTATGGTCTACACGGAAGATCAGGTGAAGGAAGCAAAGGCAGACAGGGCGGCACTGAATCGGCTGAAGAAAGCTTTGAACGATGAACGCATCCGGCAGGAAAAAGATTATATGCAGCCGTTCAACACCTTCAAGGCACAGGTTGGCGAGCTTGTCAAGATCATCGACAAATCGGTATCTGTCGTGGACAAGCAGGTCAAAGAATTCGAGGAACAGCAGAAAGCCGAAAAGCTGAAAGCCATTGAAGAATACTGGCATTCCGTTCTTGCGGACAACAAGGTTCTGGAAGCTGTTTCTTTCAGACAGATTCTTGATGACAAGTGGCTGAACGCTTCTGTTTCTATGAAGTCTATTCAGGGAGCAATTGACGGCAAACTTGAACAGATGGTGAAAGACCTTGCTGTAATCGCCGATTTGCCGTCCTACTCCTTTGAAGCGCGGGAGTGCTACATGGACACCCTTGACCTTGCAAAAGCCGTCAGCGAAGCCCACAGGCTTCAGGAACAGGCCGAGAAAAGGGCTGCATGGGAAGCGGAGCAGCAGGAACGCAAGGAAGAAGCTGCCGCTGCGCAGATCAAGCCCACACAGGTCACGACAAACATCAATGACCCGGATGATATTGAAAATTGTCCCGCCCGTCAGTGGATTGGTTTTCAGGCACTTCTTTCCGCAGACGAAGCAAGGGCGCTTGGCGCATGGCTCAGGGGCAACGGTATCAAGTACAAAGCTATTTAAGAAAGGAGAATAAACGCAATGGCAGTCAACAATTCACTTCAGAAGTCACAGAAAAGGCTTGGCATCGGCTCATATCTCACCGGGGATGCAGTCAAGCAGCGTATCAATCAGGTCATTGGCGGCAAGGACGGACAGCGCTTCATTTCCGCTGTTGTGTCTGCGGTTCAGACGAACCCCGGACTTCAGGAGTGCACAAATCAGAGCATCCTTTCCGCTGCGCTGCTGGGCGAAAGCCTGAAGCTTTCCCCTTCCCCGCAGCTTGGGCAGTATTACATGGTTCCGTTCAACGACAGGGAGCGCGGCAAAGTGGCGCAGTTCCAGCTTGGCTATAAGGGCTATATTCAGCTTGCTATCCGATCTGGCCAGTACAAGAAGCTGAATGTCCTTGCTATCAAGGACGGCGAACTTATCAAATTTGATCCACTGAACGAGGAAATCGAAGTCAGGCTGATTGAGGACGAAGAAGCAAGGGAAGCGGCTGAAACAATCGGCTACTATGCCATGTTTGAGTATACCAACGGTTTCCGCAAAGCCATCTATTGGAGCAAGAAGAAGATGCTTGCCCACGCTGATAAGTACAGTCAGGCGTTTTCGGCCAACGGCGGCACAGTCAAGACAAGATACGGTGAAAAAACAAAGGTTTCATATTCTGACTATGTTGCCGGTAACTTTGACCCGAAAGACGCATGGATGTATTCATCGTTCTGGTACAAAGACTTTGACTG